TCCCCGGGTGATAGTTGCGGTTTGTCTCCGTAGGAATTATCTCTCCTTTTACAGGGGTTTGAAGGCTGGGCCTACCGCAAGGGGGTAAATTGTAACTTCCAGCAATTGACAATGGCTACTGATGGTGAGCAGGTGCTCGTTTTGACGAAGTGGGGTGTGAAATGGCTGAAGTTCGCCTGGGATCTTACCGTCAATGGGACCCCCCGCGATCGGGTTGCCAAACGGCTCCTAGGCGCTCTAGATGCGGTCTCTGAGGAGGCCACGTCTTTTGTCGACGAACATTGCTATAGTTCCACTCATACAATCACAAATTCGGAGAGTGGCACTAAGGTTGTGACCGAGGTTGTGCGGAAGAAGAAAACCATCCGGAAAGGCAAAAGGTCTTGCTTTGCCGCCGCTATAGCACAACTCGCTTACAACAAGTTCGGAGAACGGCCCATGTCTGAGGCTAACGTGCTTGTAACACGTAAATGGCTCCAGAAGTTGCTTGCAGAGGACACGTACTCAGATCTGCGCACGTGCGATAAGAATGTCGCTATTGATCGTGCCTTGTTTCTGTCCTTTGTCCCCACTAATGCGTTCCGACAGATGAAACTGGCCATTGCCAGTAACGTCTGGAAGGATCGTTGTGACGAACAAACCGTCTTTGGCAAGGTGTTTAGGCTTGTGTCTCCCGCTCGGGCAGTAATGCCCGAGTGTGAGCTCATCGCCTAGGGGGGCCCAGCTCCCTCCACCGGTATGCATTGTGGCACCTCACCTTTGTTGGCCCGGTCCATCAACCTAGTTGGTGGCTGGACCAGCATTGATCTTGAACACAATGTCGACCGCTTGCGGTGGAAAGGGGAGTTGGGAGCCCCCAGGGACCGACGCTACGTAAGAGTGGCTGGCGTTGCCCCTGACATCGATATTGTGCCATTCAACAATACTCTCGATACCTTACTTAGAGGCGTTTTAGAGCGTGTGTTCTTCGTTAAGACGGCCTCTGGATTTTCCAGGCCGCCCCGACCAGGAACTGGCCACTTCGCTGAGTGCCTTTCCGGCACCAAAGCGGCTCTGGTGCCCTTGTTGCCCTCGACCGCCCCCGTATCACATCAGCAATTTGTTGATAGTCGAACGGAGGGCCGCAAGCGCAGGATGTACCAGAGGGCTCTAGTTGATCTCCGTGCTGGGCGGTATCAACCTGAGCAAGAGGCAGAGCTATCTGTCTTTGTAAAGTACGAGAAGACCGACCGCACTACGAAAGCGGACCCCGTTCCTCGGGTCATCTCACCCAGGGGTCCGATATTCAACATCAGAGTTGGCCGATACTTAGCTCCTCTTGAAAAAAGAATCTTTAAAAGTATCGGTAAACTCTTCGGGCATGCTACTGTTATCAAGGGAATGAATGCTGTCAAAAGCGCCACTATTCTCCGTGAGAAGTGGGACATGTTTTTCGACCCAGTTGCCATTGGGTTGGACGCATCCCGCTTTGACCAACACGTTTCCCTCGACGCTTTGATTTGGGAACACGACATTTATATGGCGTGTTTTCCAAAGCGCAAACACCAAGACAAACTTGCGAGATTGTTGAAGTGTCAGAGGGAGAATCGCTGTGTTGGCCACACCCCTGATGGTACGGTTGAGTACACCGTACAGGGTACACGTATGAGTGGCGATATGAACACTTCCCTTGGGAATTGCTTGTTGATGTGCTCCATGATCCACGCCTACTCCGTCAGCAAGGAGGTCAACGTGCAGCTGGCCAATAACGGTGATGATTGTGTGGTTTTCATGGAACGTCGCGATCTTACCAAGTACATGCACGGATTGAGTCAATGGTTCCTGAACCTCGGGTTTAATATGACTGTGGAGGCCCCTGTTGGGGAGTTTTGCGAATTAGAGTTTTGCCAAACCAAACCCATTTTTGATGGGGTTGGTTGGATCATGTGCCGCAACCCTCATACAGCCATTGTGAAAGACTCAGTGATGTTGAAATGCTGGGATAGTCCGGGATTCTTCCAGGGATGGTTGGATTCTGTTGGAACCGGTGGGTTGTCTTTGACGGGACGACTCCCGGTGTTCCAGGACGTCTATGCAGCCTTTGTGCGTTCGGGTAAGAGGCGGAAAATTCCAGAGGATCTGCTCCCCTGGTCTTTCCGAGAATTGAAGAAAGGCGTCACGCGGCTATACGGGGCTGTTCACCCTGAGTGCCGTGCTTCCTTCTACTGGGCATTCGGCGTCACACCTGATGAGCAGGTGTGCCTTGAGAAGTACTACCAACGCTTGACTGTGTCATCCGTAGTACTGCCGTATGCCCCCCGTACCATTTTTGCTTAATTGCAACCCCAGGGATAGTGGGCGACTGACGACGCCCGGGCCCGAGTCAATGGGGTCCCCCGCATCATGACCAAATCCAATTTGATGGGCTAATATAAAAGCCAAGAGACTGCACGGTCAGCCATCGCAGCGGGGGATGAACAGTCCGGTTATCATGCCGTATCCCATACAACTTTCCAATGGATCAACCTAAACGTATCGAGCATCGGTGGCCTGCTAAGCCGCGGCCTAATCAACCGCAGCCTTCTTTGCCACCCCAGCCCAAGGGGCCTCTTCAGCGTCGCAACCCTCGGGTCCGTGGCTCGCCTCCCATTCCTCAGATCGTTCACTCCCGTGCGCCTGTTGCCATTAACAGTCTTGTTAGTGGCAACTCGAACCAGCGCATTACTTCTAGGAATGGCCGCACCGTTGTGCGGCACCGCGAGCTCCTTGCCACTATCATTGGCCAAGGCACTGGTTTTGCTGTTAATAACGGCATGTCTGACATTTATCCTTTGAATCCTTCAGACCCCAGTGCTTTTAAGTGGTTGTCCACTATTGCCACGTCGTACGACACGTACAACTTGCTCTTTTGCAAGCTTGAGTACGTGCCACTTTGCAGCACATCCTTTGTTGGACGTGTCGCACTGTTTTACGATCGTGACAGTCAGGATACCGGCCCCTTCGACCGCAATGAGTTGTCCAATTATGCGTCTCTTATTGAGACTGCACCTTGGTCTCCGGCCACCCTCACACTGCCTGACCTTCGTGGTGAGCGGTTCATGAAGGATGTATCCGGTTCTGATGACGCTCGTGTGACCGATGCGGGTCGTATTGGTTGGGCAACCTACAATACTGGTACCAATGATGTGGATGGCGACCTCTTCATCACGTATGAGGTCGAGCTGTGCAATGCCCAGCCTGCTTCGTCAGGCATCTCTCTGGTTAAAGGTGTTGTTGGTGCTCTCACCAACATCACCCAATCTGGGCCCAGATTGGTCCTTGCTGCTGTTTTCTTGCAAGCTGCCACTTCCACCGTGACCATTCGTTGTGTCACGGGGACTTTCTTCATCGGGTTCATTGGTGAGGCCACTGGTGGTAGTATTTCTTCCACCAACATCCTCGTCTCCGGTGACGCAAGCTTCAGTGGAAATGCTTTTATCGTCAGCAACACCACTCGTGCAGCTTCCAATGGCATTATTACGATCCGTGACACCAAAGCCAGTGTGCAGTTCACCATCGCTGGTGGTACTATCACCAACTGGCAGTGTGTCGTTGCGCGTGCCTCTGCTGGGCAGCTCTACTTTTGATCATTGGTGTCGTCTCTTGCTGGCTGAGACGTTAATAAATGGTTCCAGTTGTGTGTGGCTACACTGTCAAGCCTGCATTCTTCTTTGTTTGCATGTGTCTGGTTGGGGCCCCGGCTAGCTGCGTAGGCGCAACGCGGGTGGTACGGATGGCCGGGGGGGGACCCTAACCAGCCACCATAGAGGAAAAGGTTACCTCTTTAAATCCACCACTAGACCCTCTCCATGGGAGCACCATGGAAAAAGAGCCTTGTGCCAACTAAAATCCCAGTGGGACGACTAAAATCTTCGGATGCCCTGTCGTTCCTCCGTGCAAGCCGGAAACCCTTTGTGG